ACTTTGGATCAATTGTACTGAAGACGGACATGAATTTGGTGGATGAACTAACTTAAACAAATGGATGTGTGAAAGTGGTTACGCAGTAGGATATTTTGGTGGAAGTAAAGAAGAAATTGAAGAGGAGCACATGAAAAATAGACAAGTGCTTCTAGAACAACAAGGTGTTAAATATGAAGAACACGGCTGAGCAATCCGAGCCAGAAGAATTTCACCATTTTATACTTGATGAAAATGTTAGATTAGAACTTTTAGATTGTATTAATATTCATAGGATGAATAAATCATCGAATGGTAAATCAGTCATTACTAGAAGCGATGGTCTAGAAGGTGAAGCTGAAGAAGTATATGATATACAAAATAATAGTATCGTAAAAGGGGAATTAGAATTATTTTCATCTGAATGGTTGAAAGAAGATTTTATAGTTGGTAATACTCTTTTAAAAATAATAAAACAATGGAGTAATACTTACTCAGAAGAAACTCATATACCTAAGTTGTTATCAGCGTGGTATAGTATAATGAGATCTGGAGATTTTCAGCTTCTTCATGACCATATTGGAAAATCGGGGTCTCAAGTAAGTGGAGCTGTTTATTTAGATGTTCCACACAATTTACCAGAACCACAAGGTAATATAAATTGGATTATGTCTGATGCTCGAACAGTTACAAGTAGTTCTCCAAAAACAGGTGATATATTTTTATGGCCATCAAGATTATTACATACAGTATATCCTTTTTCAAGTGATGAAGAACGTATAATGATTTCATTTAATGGCCGTGTGGAATGAAACAGTAAAAACAATTAAGGAGAAACATAATGGATATAGATGAAGAAGCAAAACAAATAAAAGTTACAGGAAATAAGTCTATAGAATCTCGCAAAAAAATGAATTTTATGGCAAGATTTTTCTTGTCTGTAACTATCTTAGGAACATTCATTTTTTTAATTTGGTTATTGTTCTTTACAGAATTAAAAGCTGATTCACGGGATCTGGTAAATATTTTGATTGGAGCCTACGTGGCGGTCCTAGCGAAAAGTACGGATTACTGGTTCAAAGATAAAGATGATCCTGAACACAAGGAGTCTGAAACTCTGAATTCAAACAATGGTACAACGTTATAATGGCAAGTGTTAAAATGAATAATTCTATGTTATTCATGGGGAACATAGAGGAGTTGGTTCAAAAAACCAAGATGACTTATATAGATGCAATTATGTTTTACTGTGAAGAAAATAAATTAGAACCAGAAACTGCTGGCAAAATGGTTGGTGGTAAACTCAAACAACATATACAAGAAGAAGCTGAAAATCTTCATCTTATTGAGAAAACATCTAAACTTCCCATTTAATGATTAAAGATAAAATATCAGATTATATTTTTCATACAACTTTTGATTCATCTGTTACAAGTATGACTGATAAAATTTTTGGTATAGATATTAATTGGCAAACCCATGAATGGCAAGATAATTGGGGAGAATATGTCAGTAGTGATAACGTAAAAGTAGTTTGGCGGTCACAGCTTGACATAGGATCAGAAATTTTTGATGTATTAGAAAAATATATTAAAAAATACTTTAGTTACATTGATAATGATCAATTTAAAGATGGTGCACTTAGAAATATATCTGATGTACGATTCAATAAATATAATTCTAATTCTTTAATGAAACCACATATTGATCATATTCGTAATCTTTTTGATGGTGAACAAAAAGGTATTCCAATTTTATCAATGGTTGGATTATTAAATGATGATTTTATAGGTGGAGAATTTTTATTATGTGGAAACAAAATGAAAATGAAAAAAAATTCATTATTGATTTGGCCTTCTAATTTTATGTATCCTCATGAAGTTATGCCAATAAAAGAAGGAACAAGATATTCCTTTGTTGCATGGTGCTGGTAATAGGTACTTGACAAATCAAAAAAGTATGTTATAATATAACTATATAATGATTAAGTGAAATAAATCGCAATACAATTAATACAACTCAATACGAAATATACGAAAGGAAACATATGTCGTTCGCAGATATGAAGAAAAAACGTGGAGATAAACTCCAATCCCTCCTAAAAGAAACCGCAAAAATAAATTCCCCCACAAAAGGTCAAGGTGATGATGATCGTTTCTGGCGTCCAGAATTGGACAAGTCAGGCAATGGAATGGCCGTTGTTCGATTCCTCCCCGCGCCTGATGGAGAAGATCTCCCCTGGTCACGTTCATGGAATCATGGATTTCAAGGACCCGGTGGATGGTACATTGAAAACTCTTTGACTACTCTTGGTCAAAAAGATCCAGTAAGTGAACATAATTCACAACTCTGGAACTCAGGTATCGAGGCGAACAAAGAGATCGCCCGTAAACAGAAACGTAGACTTACTTATGTCTCAAATGTTTATGTTCTCAAAGACCCAGCAAATCCTCAGAACGAAAATCAGGTTCGCCTGTACAAGTATGGGAAGAAAATCTGGGACAAACTCAATGATAAGATGAATCCTCAATTCGAAGATGAAACTCCAGTCAATCCCTTTGATTTATGGGAAGGGGCGAATTTCAAAATAAAGATTCGTAAGATTGATGGGTTTTCAAATTATGATAAGAGTGAATTCGAAAATCCAGCTCCTCTTGATGAAGATGAGAATAAGATGGAGACAGTTTGGAAAACAGAACATTCATTGGAAGACTTTACTGATCCAAAGAACTTTAAGACTTATGCAGAGTTGAAAGAGAAATTGGATAGAGTACTTGGAGTAACAACTGATACGCCGACACCAAAGTCTAATAGTTTCGATGCACCTTTTGATGGTGGCAAACCTATGACTACTCCACATGTAGATCCTGTTGTTGAAAGTGTTACAACTGCAGAATCTGCTGGTGATACAGGAGAATTTTCATACTTTGCAAAATTGGCTGAACAAGAATAATGAGTAGTGAAAGTAATATGTTTGGATTTTTATTCTGTGCTCTGTTAGTAATATGGGCGGCATCATCATGGGGAGACCCTGATTTGATTGACGCCCTTATTTACTATTTGTCAGATGGATATTATAAAACTTAATTGCTATCCATTCATCCTTGTCTCTGGACTAGCTGGACTAGGTGACATGACCGGTAGTACTACAGGCTGAGAAGAGTTCACTTGGTTAGTTGATGTATTATTAACAATCATTGTTGTTCCCCCCACTCCCGCTTCAACTTTATCTCTTTGTAAATTTGCAAGGGACATACCACTCAAATCTTGTCCTTTTAATATCATAGCCGCTTGTAAGAATGTTTGTGCGGCTTGATTGTCAAGAACGAATTCCCCCTGTGACAGAGTAAACAATCCACCACTTTCAAGGCCCATAGCTGATGCCATAGATTTTTCACCTACTGGACCCATTCCTACTATTCCACCTTCTGCAAATCCTATAACATCTGTTAACATTCCTTTAAGTTTTTGGCCTATATTTAAGTCTAGTGAACCCATAAACCAAGTTCCAAAATCAAACGTACTCCAATCAACACCAGCTAACATTTCTTCACCGGAGGGTAGACCTAACACAGCAGCCGTTTCACTCATACCCGCTCCAAGTTTATCTTTGGCTTCTTGTGCCTTCTTCAGGTCTGTACTTTCATCTCTGTCTGCGAATGGAGACTTACCTTCCATTATATTTACAATGAAATCGGGAAGTAGAGACTTCCACCAATCCATAGCTAGACCGGCCGTTTTTACAACCGAATCAATTTTCTTGTCGCCGAGTAAATTTCTAATGAATTCAGGTAAGAGATCTTTCCAATTAAACTTATATTCATCTCCTGCGAGTTGTGTAGGATCAGTAATGAAATCTTGAATAAATTTTGGTAAGAGAGATTTCCAATTCCATGAACCCACTACTCCTAAAGCTTTGGATACTCCCCCTTCTGCTGTAGTGATGTATGGCTGTAACCAATCTGGCATAAGATTTTTCCATCCAAAATAAGTTTGTTTGGCCAATCCTACTGTAGAATCCCACGCACCCTTTAACCAATCTGGGAGAAGATTAGACCATATAAATCCCTCATCAGTTTTTGCTGCAGCAGTAGCCTTCCCATTTCC